GAGATATTGTTTATAAGGGCGATGTAATTCTTGTAGATAATAATACAAGTAAGATAGTTAATACAGTTGACTACTTAAACAATAAGATATATCTAACGACCAATCTAAGTTCATCAACCAATTCTTATTTGGCGGTGAAAAGAACATTTGTAGCCAACAGTACCACATCATCAAATCAAGTAAAAGTTCTAGGATCAAACGGATTTCCATATGTTCCACAACTTATAACTGAAGATGGTATATCAATAACAACAGAAAACGAAGAATTAATCCTTTTGGGGTAAAGAATGTCAACAGTAAAAATAACTCAATTACCAGAGAATAGTCCAACTACAAACACAGCAAATACAATTCTTGTTGGTGTTGATTTAGAAAGTAGTGTAACAGGAAAATACACCTTAGCTGATATCTTTGCTATGTCTGATGCATTTGCACAAGCAGCATATCTAAAAGCAAACACACCTAGTGTTGTAGCAAATTCAGCTTTCATAACAGCAAATGCAGCTTTTGATGCGGGAAATACAACACATACATTGGCCACAACAACTGAAACTTTTGCAGTTGCAGCATACGATTCGCAAAATACTACTGCAACATTTGCAAATGCAGCTTTTGTAGTTGCTAATGCATCTTATGTGGCACAAAATACCACCGCAAGTTTTGCCAACGGTGCCTTTACAAAAGCAAATTCTGGTTTTGCAACAGGTAACTCAGCAGCCAGCTTTGCTAATGCAGCATTTGTTACAGCAAACTCTGGTGCTTCATTTGCTAATGCGGCGTTCGTAACAGCCAATTCTGGTGCTTCATTTGCTAATGCATCCTTTAATAAAGCAAACACATCATTACAAAACACTTCTTCTATTACTGTAAATACAGACCTAACAGTTCCAGGTTCTTTAACAATTAATGGTCCATTGTATGCAGCTAATACAATAACAACTCCCGATATATTTCCGAATTCACAAACTGCAATTACATTATCATTTACCAATTCTAGTTTCGTTAAGGCAAATATTGCAGCTGATTTGGTGGTATCACCATCAAATTTTGTTCCTGGTAAAACTATAAATTTAATTATTACTAATACATCCGGACAACAAAGAACAATTACACACGGTTGCACAGCAATTAATTCAACTATTGGTGCAACATCATTCAATTTAGGTGCAACTAGAACAGCACATCTGAGATATTTTTCTTTTGATGGTGACCTAGCAAACACATATGTTTCTGCCACATATCAGTAATAAATAAATCATGGCAAATAAAAATCTACTTACAAATGGTTCCAAGGTCTCTCAGATAGACCTGTTGTATTATGCACCTGTTGCGGTTGTGCCGCCTGCAATAACAACACCAATACATTCCTACTATTGTTTTCTATCTAAACCTACACCATGGCCAGATGAACAACAACCACCACAACCATCTGGTGATTTGAAATCAATCAAACAAATACAAAAAAATATATTTGTTGCTAAGCAAATTAAGACCAGTGATATTTCTCCTGTGATACAGAGAGTGGATTGGACCGAAAATACTGTCTATGATTATTTCCGTGATGATGTTGACATGTTAGAGAAAGACCAGAACGGTTATTTGGTGAAGGTCTTTTATGTAAAAAACAAATACGACCAAGTTTTTAAATGTTTGTGGAATAACAACGATGGTCCTTCAACTAGAGAACCATATTTTGAACCTGGAACATATTCTTCTAACAGAATTTTCCAAGGTGATGATGGATATAAATGGAAGTTTATGTATACCATCGATACTGGTTTGAAATTAAAGTTCATGGACAGAGAATGGATGCCAGTTCAAATTGGATCCAATACACCAAACCCATTGGTTACATCCGCTGGCGCAGGTAGTATAGATGTTATCAACGTTGTTGATGGTGGTTCAGGTTACGATACGGTGAATGCCGTGGTGTATGTCACTATCACAGGTGACGGATCAGGTGCAACTGCATCCGCAAACGTCCAAAGTTTACAGGATGGTGGTTCTATTAGAGACATTGTTGTTGTAAATCCAGGTGGCAACTATACATATGCCAACGTTTCAATCACATCAGCCATAGGTGGCAACGCACAAGTAACTTGGGCAACTTCACCAGTAGGTGGCCATGGTTTCGATCCAATTTCCGAATTAGGTTGTGAACACATCATGTTGACTTGCCAATTTGATGGCAATGAAAATGGTTTTGTTCCAACTGAGATTGACTATCATCAAGTGGGCATCTTGGTTAATCCAACAACTAAACAATACAATCCAAATCCAGCCAACGGAATTATATACAGCACGACAACAAATATAATTGTGGCTCCTGGTGCTGATGCTGGTTACACACCTGATGAATTTGTTTATCAGGGAACAGAAAGTAATCCTTCTTTTTATGCAACTGTTTTAAATTTTGAAGCAGAATCCAATATGATTAGGCTCATAAATACAACAGGAACTCCATCAAATAATAGTCCAATATTTGGTCAATCGTCAAAGACAACAAGAACACTATTGTCCTACAACACTCCAAACTTTGCGGTCAATTCTGGTTATTTGATATATGTTGAAAATAGGACTGGTGTTCAGAGAAGTGCCGATGGTATAGAACAATTCAGATTCGTATTAGGTTTCTAAGGGAAAAAAATGGCTTTAAATTTTAACGTTGATCCATACTATGACGATTTCGATGGAACGAAAAACTTCCACCGCATATTGTTTAAACCTGGTGTTGCAGTGCAGGCCAGAGAATTAACGCAAGCACAAACAATATTACAAAATCAAATCACAAGTTTTGCTGATAACATTTTTAAACAAAATTCACCAGTAAGTGGCGGACAAGTTACAACAAACTTTCAGGTAAAATATATTAAAATTCAAGCAGAATACCAAGGTATTGCTGTTGATGTGGAACAATTTCAAAATAAATTAATCAGAAATGCAGATGGCACCATAGTTGCCAGAGTTATAACTACAGCTGTAGCTACAGGCACAGCAGGCGAAGGTGACCCAGCAACATTGATTGTTTCATACAAAACAGGAACACATTTTGCCGATAATGATATTATCTATGATGCCGATTCTAATCTAACTTGTCAAGCAATGCCAAGTGCAGCAACCGGTTCTTCATCGATTGCTTCTATTGCTCAAGGTGTATTTTACGTTCTAGGTAATTTTGTTCAAGTAAATCCTCAGACAGTTATATTGGACAAATATGGTGATGTTCCTTCAAGACGTATTGGTTTGGAAATTACCGAAACTGTTTATGATTATGCAAACGATAATTCATTGTTGGATCCAGCAGTTGGTGCATCTAACTATCAAGCACCTGGTGCTGACCGTTATGTAATCAGTCTACAACTTTCTTCTAGACCACTATACTTTGGTGACGATGCGTTGTTCATTGAATTGGTTCGTGTCGAAGATGGTAACGTTTATAAGATGGTTGATGGTTCTGTGTATGCAGCTATCGATGATTACTTTGCAAAACGTGACTATGAAACAAATGGTGACTACATCATACAAGATTTCAAGTTGACACCAAAAATTTACGAAGATGATGCCGACAAATATACATTGAGTGTTGGTAAAGGTTTGGCATATGTTCATGGTTATCGTGTTGAGAATCCTTCTCCACTAAACATCATCACAAATCGTGCTAGAACAACTGCAACACAGAACAATGAACCAACATTTATAGATTATGGTAGTTACTTTTTAGTAAGTAATGTTGCAGGTTCAGGCACACAAACTTTCCCTGTAACAACCGCAAATACCGTGGATTTCCATTGCGTTGCAAACACAGACATTAATACCGCAAATGCAACCACATATAATTCAACATTGGTTGCAACAGCATATATTCGTGGACTACAATTTGATAACAGTCCAGTTACAGCAGACTCATCAACATATGTTTACAAAGCACACGTTTTCGACCTCGTAAACAAATCTATTTCTGCTAATGTTATTTCTGCTAATTCAACTTCTATTACACTTGCAAGCATCAATGGTAAAACATCTAGTGTTGATGGTGCATACGTTGGTGTTGATGTTTCTATTGTAAAAGGAACAAACGCTGGTGAAACCAGAACAATTACAAACTACAACGGAACAACAAGAGCAGCCACAGTAGGACAAGCATGGAGTGTTACACCAGATAGTTCATCTGTTTATGTTTTGAACTTCAATACACCTGATATTGAATCTATGGTGTTTACAGGTTCAACATATCCAAAACGCATTTATGCAAGTGCTGAGATTGATGATACAGGTAAAGCAGGAAACATAGCTTCTGGTGATACCGTATTTGAAAATCCAAATGTTCCAGAAATGGTATACCCAATTGGTAACCCATATGTTTCCACCATTTCTTCACCATCATATACAACATACCAAGAAATCAAAGGTGTAAACTTTAACGTTTCTGGTTCTACAATCTCCGCTTCTATTGACTATACAAGTAGTTATGCTGGTGTTATTAAACACTTAGGCAACGAAGGCACCACATTATCTGGTGATGTTGTTGAACAATGTTACACAATTATTGTTACAGACAGACAATCAAATAGCACTTTGACCAACGGACAAATTGTTCCATGGACAATTAATGGTAGAAGTGTCACACTAAACAACGATGGTTCTGTTGCTAACTTCACAACTTTAACTTCAGATTTAACAGCATTCACCGCAACAATTATTGCCAAAGTATTTGTTACAGACGGCACCAATACATCGCATGTGTTGAGAATTAAAAACCTAGTTAAAGGAAATACGGCTGCTGTAAGTAGTAACACATCTGGTTACATGACTCAGGTAGATACGAATACCTTTGTTGATGATTCAGCCAGTTCAACAGGCCATGTATACATCAAACAAGCTGGTGTATTGTCTAGCGGTAGTCAGACATTATATTTGTCCGATGTTAAAAGAATCCTAAAAATTATTGATACAAAAGGTGATGTGTATCCAACTACAGCAATGTTGACAAACAGTTCTTATGATGTAACAAACAGATACATTTTTGATAGTGGTCAAAGAGATTCATACTACGACCATGCTTCCATCTCACTAAGACCTGGTGCAGTAAAACCAGTTGGCAATCTATTGATTATTCTAGATTACTATAAACATAGTGGTGGTGATGGTTACTTCAGCAAAATGTCCTACATCGACAACTCAAGTTCACCAGAAGATTACAGAGAGATTCCAGTTTATGTAAGTAAACACGGTGCATCTTATGCTCTAAGAGATTGTTTAGACTTTAGACCAGCTAGACTAAACACACAAACACAATTTGTTTTCCGTTTTTCTAATCCATCTTCTACGAGATTAGGTGTATTGCAACCATCAAATCTGTCAACATTTGTTTGTGACTATACATACTATCTTGGAAGAAAAGATAAATTGGTTATCACTAAAGATAAACAAATTAAGGTCATCGAAGGATCACCTTCATTGAATCCTATTCCACCAAATGAACCTGATAAGTCATTGGTGTTGGCAAATATCACTCACAAACCATACACAAGTTATGTTCCAACAGAATTGATTTCTGGTTTGTCGGACCTTTCTGTTGATGTTACACAACACCGCCGTTACACCATGCAAGATATTGCAGGTTTGGACACCAGAATTAATCGCATCGAATACTATACAGCTCTAAGCACACTAGAACAGAACGCAAACTCATTGCAGATTTCAGATTCTTATGGTTTGAATAGATTCAAAAACGGTATTATGGTTGATGATTTCTCCAGTTTCGCAGCAGCCGATACAGGAACCGGTGACTTCAACGCATCTATCAATCGTAGAACAAAACAAATGACAGCTAAACAAACTGTCAAAAATTTCCCATTGAAAAATCTTTCTTTGGTTTATAGTATGAATCAAACAACTGGTTCTGCCATTTCAACAGAAAATTTTGCAAGAAATTCTAATGGTTCTACAAACTATTTCTCATTACCATACACAAAAACAAATATTATTGCACAAAAATTAGCAAGTAGAACGGTTAATATTAACCCATTCTCTGTGACAAGTGCGAAAGGTTTAGTGGCTTTATCACCTAACGTTGATAATTGGGTAGACACATCTTACTCACCATCATTATTGATTGTTGATCCAGATTTGCATATATGGCAAAGTTCTACCGAGTTAAACACATTGTTGACTGGTGATTGGCAAACAGTTTCGGCCACAACCAAATTAATTGATAGTCAGACTACAACAAATTCTTATAGTGTCAACCATGAAAATCATGGTCGTTTTGATGGTCCTTACGGAAGAAATGTTGGTTATACAGAACACATAACCGATACAAAAACAACAGAGAAATATCAAATAACAACCAATCAATCTCGCAACGATATTGTTGGTAACTATAGCCAATTAGACAACACATACTCATTGAACAATGGATATATCAATGATATTAGTATATTGCCTTGGATTAGAAAACAAGAAATCGTTATCAAATCTCTTGGTATGTTATACAAAACAGAAGTTCAAGCATTCTTTGATACCAAAGGTGTAAATAACTATATCAAGAAAACAAATGAAATTGAATTATCTGGTGTAGCAGGAACATTTAATGAAGGTGATGTTGTTGGATATTATACTGCGGGAACATTTGTTCCAACTGGTGTAATCATCGGCATCTATGAATATCCAAATTCAGACAACACACGTTTGTATGTTGCGGCTGATGGTGCTTCAACATCATATCATGGAGGAAGTTATCCCGTTCAAAATGCTTTCTTTACTAATGAAGGTGTGTATTCATCTAGCACCGCACAAGGAACATTTGTCAGTCAAAAACACAATGGTGGTTTGATACAATCTGTTGGTAGTTCAACTCAATTGACACTATCATCATTAGCTTCATCATCAAGTTCCGATTATGTTGGTCAAACATTATACATCACATCAGGAACTGGTGCAGGACAATCTGCTATTGTTTCTGGTTACAATGGAACAACAAAGGTTATTACCTTGGCAACTGCTGTAACTTGTTCTGTGAAAGATATCTATTCAATAGGAACATTTGTTACAAACGAAGAAGGTTCTTTCTATGGTATCTTTACCATTCCAGAAAATACTTTCCAAACTGGAACAAGAGTGTTCCGTATGGACAATCGTTACAATGGAAATGAATCTACCATTACAACTTTTGCTGAAGGAACATTCTACGCTTCTGGATTGCATATCAATAAGCAAAACATAGACTTTGGTGCATCACCATCAGGTGCTAAAGATACATTCACACAAGTTAGAAAACAAACTTTAATATCTTACAAACCAGGTGAAAAAAATCAACGCAGTGTTTGGTATTCTCCATATGATCCTGTTGCACAAACATTTATCGTAGATAAGGATAATTTTCCTAACGGTGCATATATTACTTCAATTAAAGTTTTCTTTGCGACAAAACCAACAAGTGATGCTGCACCAGTAACACTATCAATTGTTGGAACATTGAATGGATATCCTGA